CAGATTAAGGCTGCACTTGCTGACACTGCAGATGCAAAGACTGTATATGAAGCTGTGAAGCGCGGTGATCTTTCCGGAATGAGCTTTGCTTTCAAAGTAGCTCCGGGCGGTGATCAGTATGATCCTGCAACCAATACCAGGACGATCATGAAGATTGAAAAGGTGATGGAATGCAGCGTTGTAGCATTCCCGGCTTACCCTACAGCAAGCGTTGAAGCGAGAAGCGCAAGACAGGCCGGAAGGAAACGGCTTGAAGATACCAGGGCAGCAAAGCTGCTTATCAACCAGATTTTAAAAGTGAGGTAAAGATATATGAAGTTCAAGACAGTTGCAGAAGCGTTCAACTTCTACAGGACAAAGAGTGTTGAGGACCTGGAAAAGAGAACCCAGGAAATCAGCGCGGACATCGAGAAGAACCCGGATGCTGACATTTCATCATATAACATCGAGCTTGCCGGGATCAAGGAAGCGAGGGAGAACCTGGAAACAAGAAGCAGCGTGCAGCAGACGCTCAGCTTCCTGACCGGCATGAAGAGCGAGCCTGAAAAGGTGACTTTCGGCGCTGACGTATACGACACAAAGGAATACAGAAGCGCTTTCTTCAAGAAGCTTCTGAACCAGAACCTGACTGAGATCGAGAAGGCGGCCTTCGATGCCGGAATGAAGCTTGCTGAGAAGCGCCAGGACGCTTTCACAAGTGCGAGTGATGCAATCGCGGTGATTCCTACACAGACCATGAATGAAATCATCGTGAAGGCCAGGAAACAGGGCGGACTTTTCGCGGAATGCAGAAGCTTTGCACTTCCTACAAAGATCAGTATCCCGATCGCGACACCCGGCAACGCTGCAGCATGGCATGTTGAGGGCGCGGAAGTTGACGGCGAGAAGGTGACACCTACAGCAATCAACTTTGACGGCTACGAGATCATCAAGATCTTTTCGATCAGTGCAAAGGCCAGGCGCATGAGCATTGACGCTTTCGAAAGCTACCTGGTTGATGAGCTGACCGCTTGCGTCATGCTGACGATCGCGGAAGCGCTTGTAAACGGATCCGGATCCGGACAGGGAACCGGAATCGAATCCGGGATCACCTGGACAGCTTCCGGAAACAACAAGAACATGGTTGAGGTTCCGGCTGCAAACGATGTGAAGTATAAGGACGTGGTTGCAACCGTGGCTATCCTGAAGCGCGGATATTCTGCCGGTGCAAAGTGGGCGATGAACAACGCGACCCTTTACAACGTCTTCTATGGAATGGTGGATGACAACAAGCGCCCTGTTTTCATCGCGGATCCGAAAGCGGAATCTATCGGGAAGATCCTTGGTCATGAAGTCGTTGTTGATGACAATATCGCGGATGACGTTGCTTACTTCGGAAACTTCTCTCAGTACATGGGCTACAACATGCCGGAAGGGATCGCGATTGAAGTAAGCACTGAGAGCAGCTTCCGGAAGGGACTCGTTGATTACCGGGCGCTTGCAATCGCAGACTGCAAGCCGATCGTGAAGGAAGCCTTCGTGAAGCTCTGCAAGGCTTCTGCATAAAACCGCGAAGCGCTGCGAAAGCCAGAATAGAAAAATGCTGAGAATCAGCAAGCGAGGGTTTGGGGAGTAAGATCCCCAACAAGAAGACGGGAGAGCACCACTTTTGCAAAAAGTGGTCACTGGCAGAATCTTGCGTTCTGCAAAGTGTGGTCTCAGGGCGAATCTTGCGGAAGCAAGTTATCCGCCCTCTCCGGGAGAATCTTGCCCTGGCAAGTTTCGAGTTACTCCCGGCGATACTTGCCATTGGCGAGTTTCGAGCGGCTCCCGGCGATACTTGCCAGACGAAAATAGCAATGCGTATTCGCTGGCAGAATCTTGCTTTTGACAGATTGCAGCATAAAGACCTTTAAAAACGGGCGGATTGCGAAAGCCAGGCGCTTTTCGCAGTCCGCTTTTTTCAAAAATTAGGAAAGGACAAGACCATGAATTTATCAAAAGCCTGTAATGTGCTGCATGTTGATGAAGGCAACAATGACGAACTTATACAAAGCCTGGTTGAAGCGATTCCGGGATATATAGAAGTGTCTACAGGGTTCCCAATCGAAAAACAGGACGAGGAACCGCTCTGTGAAACGGTGAGCGGCTTCATCCTGACGCTCTGGTACTATTCCGACCATGCAGATGATGTGAAACTGCAAAGGACGATAGACAGCCTTCTGAAGTGTCTGAAGATAAAGGCTGCAGGACTTGAAGCATGAAGGAATACGCAAGGGGCTTCTATACATCGGCCGCATGGAGAAAGATAAGCGCCCTTTACATGACAAAGAAGAATTACATCTGTGAAAGGTGCGGCGGACCCGCTTCAATATGTCACCACAAAAGATATATCACGCCCGGAAACATAAATGATCCTTCCGTGACTCTGAACATGGACAATCTTGAATGTCTTTGCCAGGATTGCCACAACAAAGAGCACAAGTTGAAGAAGAGTCTTCCGGTATTCGATGACCAGGGCAACATGACCGGCGTGAAAGAGAGCGCGGACATTGAAGAGTTCAGAAAGAACCTGAAATTGCTTGAAGGCTTAAAAACCGACCTCTCAGATTGACTTGTGCGAGGTTTTTTTAAAGCAGTTGAGGAAATGTTTCAGAAAGGTATCAGAACGCGACACAGGGCAAAATAAAGGGGTCTGGTGGAAAGCATGAATTTTGTAGAACCGATAAGGGATAAAACAACAGTCCAGGACATTGCTGATTACCTGAAAGAACGGGATGAGAAGTATTTCATCATGTTCCTGATCGGGATCTATAGCGGCTTGCGGATCTCTGACATTCTGAAGCTGAAGATCCGGGATGTGAGAGGGAAAGACGAAATCAAGATCAGGGAGAAGAAGACCGGCAAAGAGAAGATCTTTCCTGTGAATGCGGAACTGAAGAAACCGCTTACTGCATATTGCGAGAAGCACAAGGATTATGAATATGTGGTTCCCAGCGCGAGAGCCGTGAACAAAGCGGTAAGCCGTGAATATGCTTACAGGGTGATACATGAAGCAGGTGAAGCTTTCGGCCTGGATAACTTAGGGACTCACACAATGAGGAAGACTTTCGGCTATCACTTCTATCTGCAGACAAAGGACATTGTTCTTCTGATGAGGATCTTCAATCACTCAGATGAGAAGAAGACGCTTCGTTACATCGGGATCGAGCAGACAACGATCAACGAGGCAATGAGGAAATTCAGCTATAAATGATGTCCGGATGTGGTACATGTTCACATAAAAAAGAGTAGTTAACTTAAACATGAAATACATTGTATCAAACGTTGATTCTATAAGCATTTATTACAATGTGGCTTAGTTAACACAATGCCCATTTTGTGAAGCGAACAGAATCGAACAGGGAGAGAGCGACTGCAAAGGAAATCCGATCAGAAGACGGCTGCAGATCCTTTTGAAGTCCCCCCGTGTCGCTTCTGGAACCCTTTTATATATGACCGACCGTCCCACCTTAGAAAACCTCTCCAGGAAATTTTCAGACAAGGGGGATTCGCCAGGACGCAAAAAGGAAGGTGCAGATCATGCCTAGAAAGAAGAAGGTCGCTGAACTTACAGCGATATTGGAGAAGATCCCGGAAGATAAGAAGTATATAGGCCAGAAGATCATAGACGAGCTTATTTTCATGGATGATACTCTGATCGTCCTGAAGCGGAAGATCAAGGAAAAGGGAACTGAAGAAGAATTTGTCCAGGGAAAGCAGCAATTCACCCGGGAATCTACAGCCCTTACAAGCTATACGAAGATGATACAGAGATACGGATCTTTGTATAAGCAGCTTACTGATCTGATGCCGAAGACCCAGGAAGCGGAAAAGAGCAACGCGGTCTATGATTTCATCAAAAGGGGACTTGAATGAACTACATAGAGCAGTATCTTGAAGAGATCCGTGCCGGGCGCTGCATAGTGAGCAACAGGGTAAGGAAGCAGTATGAGAAGCTATACCAGGACATGACAGATCTTGACAGTCCTTACCTGTTTGATGAAGAGAAGGCCAACCGGCCTATAGAGTTCATTGAACGGTTCTGCAAGCACAGTAAAGGTGAATGGGCTGGGAAACCGGTTCTGCTTGAGTTGTTCCAGAAGGCTTTTATCTCAGCCTTATTTGGATTCATTGAAGAAGATACCGGCTTGAGGCGCTTCCGGGAAACACTCTTTTATGTTGCGCGGAAAAATGGAAAGTCTACCATGCTTAGCGGCATCGCTCTTTATATGCTTATCGCGGACAATGAGCCGGGCGCGGAAGTCTACAGCGTTGCCAGCAAGAAAGACCAGGCGCGGATCATCTTCGATGAAACTTACAACATGGTGAAGCAAAGCCCGGAACTTCTCCAGGTGATCAGGAAAAGGAAAAGCGACCTGTACTTTTCGCTTACCTTCTCAAAGATGCAGCCGCTTGGAAAGAACAGCGACACTCTGGACGGCCTGAACAGTCACCTGGTTATCATGGATGAGCTGCATAGCATCAAAGACAGGAACCTTTATGAAGTCATGCAGCAATCGCAAAGTGCGAGAAGGCAGCCGCTTCTTGTAATGATCACAACCGCCGGAACGATCCGGGAATGCATCTTCGATGATATGTACAAGTATGCTTGCGGTGTGTGTGACGGCACGATCCAGGACGATCACTTTCTTCCGATCCTTTATGAACTTGACAGCAAGAAAGAATGGTCTAATCCGATGGCATGGGAGAAGGCCAACCCTGGATTGAACCGGATCAAGAAGCTTTCAGACCTGATGAACAAGGTTGAAAGAGCAAAGAACAGCCCTAGAGACCTGACAGGGCTCCTTGTAAAGGATTTCAATGTCATATCTTCAATCAGTACGGCATGGCTTACCTTTGACGATATAGACAACCAGGAAACTTTCGATATTGAGAGGTTTCGGGGAATGTACGCGATAGGCGGCGCGGATCTCAGCATAACAACAGATCTTACATGTGCGACACTGCTTTTGATGGATAAAAACGAAAAAAGATACGCTGTGCAAATGTACTGGTTACCGGCTGACAACTTTGAATCCAGGGTGAAGGATGAAAAGATCCCTTATGACAAGTGGTATGAAGCCGGGATGTTAAGGCTCTGCAACGGCAACAGCATTAATTACAGTGATGTTACAGCCTGGTTCGTGGAAATGATAGATAAGTATGAGATAGTTCCGGCCTGGATCTATTACGACTCATACAGCGCTAAGTATTGGGTTGAAGAGATGGAGAAGAAGGGCTTCCGGATGGTTCGTTGTATCCAGGGAGCAAAGACTCTTTCCCTTCCGATGCAGATGCTTGGTGCAGATCTGAAGGCAAAGAAGATAAATTACAACAACAGCAGCATTCTTAAATGGTGCATAACCAATACAGGCATACAGGAAGACCGGAACGGCAACATAGTACCGGTAAAGGCTCAAAGCCCGAAGTACAGGATTGACGGCCTTGCAAGCCTTCTGGATGCTTATGTGGGACTTTATGAGCATTACAACGAATACAAGAATGCTATAGAAGGATAAGGAGCTTCTTCAATGGCTACAAAACAATACTTCTTAAAGGATAAGAAAGCACTGATCTACAGAAAGCACGAAGGCGGCGGATCAGGGAAATCAACGTTTTATGTTCCTTTGACAGCTTCAGCACTATGGTGCTACACAAGGCAGCTTACAGAGACCCAGATCTTTGCAGCGCGGATATATCTTGATGATGAAACAAGGCTCTTTGTCTTCAACTTCCGGGATGACATACAGCAATACGATGTGATCAGATATAAAGAGTCCTGGTATTCAGTTACCAGGGTAGACACGATGGATGATTACAACGGTGAAGTATTCGTCTACGTGAAGAATATCAAGATCAATCCAAAACAGGAACAGATCAAGCCTTTCGGGTATGAACCGTAACTTTTAACCAGGATTATATTTTACTGTCCCAAAAAGGGGACAGCTGAATATCCTGGCTTCAGGATAAAGCAGTCAACAATATTATGTTGACTGCTTTTATTATGTTTACATTGTAATATTGAATTACTGTTTACATGCCTTACCAAAGGTTGACATTATCCATAAAATATAGTAACGTTTACGGTACATGGTGTTATTT